GCGGACCGCGCCGACCGACAGGAGCAAGGCGTGGAGGGGGGAGCGGCCCCCCACGGGGGGTGTGGGGGGCGGGGGGGGGCTTGCGGCCAGGGGGGCGCTGGCAACGGCGGCCGTAGCCGGACTTGCCAAGTGCACCTCCGAGGCCGCGAAGCTGGAAAACAATATGTCTGCGATGGTGCGCTACGTGGACGGGCTGACGGAAAGCGCCACCACCAGCACCGAGCAGGCACAAAGCAACCTGAAAGCCATGAGGACCTATATCCAGGACCTCAGCACGCAGATACCACGGACCACCGAACAAATCTCCAAGATGTCGGCGGCCCTGGGCCAGTCCGGCATCGGTGCGGACCGGCAAATGAGCACGGGCATCCTGCGTGATACCGCCGTCGCCGCGACCGCTATGGACCTTGAAGACGACATGGCGGGCAACTACATGGCGAAGTGGGAGGCCGCCTTCAACTTCAACCATGACCAAGTAATGACGCTGATGGACCAGATCAACTACCTGGGCGCGAACAATGCCACGACGGCGGCGGAGATCGCGCAGAGCGTGAACCAGGCCGCGTCTATGGGCCAGATCGCGGGCGTGGACCCGTCGGCTACAGCGGCCATCGCCACGGCCATGCAGGCGACCGGCGTTGCGACGGACCGCGTGGGAACCAGCATTTCACGTATCTACACGAACATCAGCAAGGGGTCCAACGCCACAAAGGCACAGAAAGCCATGTGGGAGGAGCTGGGCTTCACCGCTGAGGGCATCGCAAGGTCCATGCAGAGCGACGGCATCGGGACGCTGAAATCGGTGTTCCAGGCCATCAACAATATGCCGGACGAGCGCAAGGTGGCTGCCCTGAACACTCTGTTTGGTCAGTGGGCCATCGAAGGCGGCGCGAAGATCACGCAGAACCTCGCGCTGCTTGAGAAGACGCTGGGCGAGGTCAACGACCCCGGCCTCTATACGGGCAGTATGGAGCGGGAGTTCCTGATCGAGGCGAGCACGCCGGAAGCGGTCGATCTAATGCTGTCGAACGCGAAGACGGCGCTGATGCAGGACATCGGCCAAGCGTTCCTTCCGGCAAAGAAGGAGTTCAGCCTGTCGATGATCGACTTCCTGAACCAGATCAGGAAGAATATGCCGGAGCTGACGACGCTGGCGAACTCACTGGGAAAGATCGCAAGCGACGGCGTGGAGCGCCTGGGCGATGCCATGGAGCGGGCGCTGCCCTACATCCAGAAGGGGCTTGACTACCTGGCGAACAACGGGCCGCAGGTGGCCTCGACGCTGGGCAAGCTGGCGGCGGTGTTCGTGGGCATGAAGTTCGCGCCGGGCATCGAAAGCCTTTTGAGCGGCGCGGGGAACCTGCTGCTGGGCGGCTCTGTCGGCGGCAGCGGAAAACGCACCGGCGGTCTGCTGGGCGGCATCAAGAGCCTGTTCCAGGGCGGACAGAAGGCGGCGGGCACGGCTGGCGGCTTCCTCTCCACCTTCGGCGGCGCGGCCAGCGGAAACGGCTTTTTCCAAACGCTGGGGAGCGTGGCATCCAGCCTGATCTCCGGCAACGGCATCAAGGGCACGGCGGGGCTGCTGGAAGCGGCAGCGGGAACGCCGGGCCTCTTATCCGGTTACCAGGGCGCGGGAAGCGCACTGAAAAACAGAATTGCAGGAAGCGGCATCGGGCAGTATTTCGGCAGCGTGTTCTCCTCCCTGGGGAACTTCGGGAGCACGCTGGGGAACACGAAGACCGGCGGCTTCCTTTCGGGTCTGCTGGGCAAGGCGGGCGGCGCGCTGGGCAACCTGACCATGCCGATGCGCCAGGGTATCGCAGGTATCGGTGCTGCGGCGACCATTCAAGGCAGCATCATCCAACAGAACCTATCCGGCCTGCTGGGTAAGGCGGGCGGCTTTGTGAGCGGCATCGCCAACTCCGGCGCGGGAAAAGCCATCGGCGGCGTGCTGGGGAGCCTGGGCACCGTGGCGAAGTCGGGAGCCGGTGTGCTGGGGACCGTGTGGGGTCCCATCGCCTCCGGCTTCGGAAGCATCTTCGCGGGAGCCGCGCCGGTGATCGGCGTGATCTCCTCCATCATCGCCGTGGTGAGCATCCTGGGCGACCACCTGGAAGACATCCGGGGCATCATCCAGAACGTATTCGGCGATACCGGCGTGGCCGTGTTCGACAAGTTCATGGGCGTGCTGCAAAACGTGGGCAGCTTCATCACGGGACTGTTTGCGGACGGCGGCGTGGCAAATGCGCTGGCCCCGCTGCGGGAGACCATCACGAACCTGTTCGGAGAGGATGCGGGCGCGGCCTTCGACGGGCTGACGACCATCCTGCAATCGGTGATGGGCGTGGTCGGGCAGATCGTGAGCTTTGCACAGACGACCGTGAAGCCGATCATCCAGGACATTTTCAGTTTCCTGACGGGAACCGTGGTGCCCATCATCCTGCAAACCTTCACAGCGGCGGCTCCGTCTATCGCTGGCATCATCAGCGGCCTCGGCTCCGCCATTATGACGGCTATGCAGATCATCGGCTCGGCCATCCAGGCAGTCATGCCTATCGTGCAGAGCATCATCACCGTCATTATGAGCATCGCTTCCGTCGTGGTGCCCGCTGTGCTGGCGGGTATCTCGGCACTGGCGCAGGGCATCGGCCCCATCCTGGAAGGTATCAAGACCGTATTTGACGGGCTGATCGCTTTCATCACGGGCGTATTCACCGGGAACTGGTCCCAGGCATGGGAAGGCGTAAAGCAGATATTCGGCGGCGCGTTCGACGCGCTGGTGGGCCTGCTGAAAACGCCGGTGAACGCGGTGATCGCGCTGATCAACAAGGCCATCTCCGGCATCAATGGACTGGGCCTGGACATCCCGGACTGGGTGCCCATCATCGGCGGCAAGAGCTTCCACATCAGCATCCCGGAGATACCGATGCTGGCAAAGGGCGGCTTCACCGACGGCGTGAGCATCGCGGGCGAAGCCGGGCGCGAGGCTGTGATCAGCTTCCAGCGCGGCGTGCGGGCACAGAACATCGCCACCTGGGCACAGGCGGGCCGGATGCTGGGCGTGAGCGCCGAGCAGGCGTTGAGCGCGGCGGACGGTGCAGAGCTGAAAGCCATCGACCCCGGCGAGGGCGGCGGAGGCGGAGGCAACTTCACCTTCGCGCCGAACATCGTCATTCAGGGCAACGCCGACGCAGACGTGCTTGAGGAAGCGCTGCGGCGGGCCAAGGAGGAGTTTGAGGCATGGTACGAGCAGATGATGCGCAAGCGTGCCCGGACGGCCTATTGATGGGAGGAAGCTATGTACACGACAAAGAGCGGCGACACCTGGGACGTGATCGCCAAGGAGGTCTATGGCAGCGAATACCACGCGGACGCGCTGATGGCGGCCAACCCGGAGCACATCGACACCTTCCGCTTTTCCGCCGGGGTCGTTTTGAAAACGCCGACGGTGGAGGACGCGCGAGCGGGCACGCTGCCGCCATGGAAATACGAGGCGCAGTATGAATAAGGCAAGAAGTATCGACCTTGCGGTGCAGTACCGCAGTACCCCGTATTCCGCGCAGGTGCAGGCAAGCGCCCAGGTGGACGCGGCGGAGGGCGGCGGGAGCGCCGCTTCCTCCGCCAGCTCCGGCTCCGGCGCTGGGGCGGGACAGGCGGTAACGCTGAACAACACGCCCCTCTACGTGAGCAGCGTGGCGAAGAACCCAGCGACCCACAAGACGGGCGTGTATTACTTCTACGACGGTATCTTGATACGCGGGCGCTACCGCATCACCAACACCCCGTCGAGAGTGGGCAAGACCCCGGTGGGCCAGAACGTGACCGGCTGGGCGGACGCGGCGGACTGCGGCGCGGTGAGCACCGCCAAGGCCACGCCTAAGAAGGAGACCTCCGGCCAGGAGGACGCGACGCTGGGTGCGGGCACGGGAACGGACATCGGCCTTTCCATCGAGAGCCTGACCTATGTGGACAACGCGGCGGACGACAGCGACAGCATCGACCTGACGCTGGACGCCCAGGACAGCAAGTGGCTGTGGGGCTGGATGCCGCAGAAGGGCGCGACGCTCTACCCCCGCCTGCTGGGCCACGACTGGGAACGGCCCGGCGACGAGCGGGCCATAGACTGCGGCCTTTTCGTAGTGGACGACGTGAACTACACGGACACGCCGACCACCTTGCAGCTCGGCGGCGTGAGCAAACCGAGCGACAGCAATTTCAGCGAGACAGATCGGAAGGTGACGTGGAAGAACACCTCCATCAAGCGCATCGGCCAGACCATCGCGGCGCGCTACGGCCTGGGCTTCACCTATGACGCTGAGGACTACGACATCGAGTGCGACGAACAGGACGGAGCGGACAGCAGCTACTACAATACGCTGTGCCAGAACTACGGCCTGGTGCTCAAGGTGTACGCCCGGCGGCTGTGGGTCTACGACCGGGAGGCATACAAGGCAAAGCGGGCGGTGCGGACCTTCGACCGCACGGACATCATCCGTGGGAGCCTGAGCTGGACCACTACCCTTTCCGGGACCTGCACCGGCGGGACCTTCGACTACACCGACGCGGACAAGGACTGCGACATCTCCTGCAAGGTGGGCGGCGGAACGCACATCAAGAGCGTGAACCGCAGGGCCATCAGCGTGCAGGATGCGGCGGTCCAGCTCTGCGCGGAGCTGAACCGGGCCAACCATGGCACGATCAAGCTGCGCTTCACCGTTCCGGGAGACTGGACCGTGAGTGCGGGCAACACAATCAACATTACCGGCTACGGCGGCGGCCCCTCCGGCGGAGAGGGCGGCATCAACGGCAAGTATTTCGTGGACAAGGTGACGCACAAATACACCAAGAGCGGCGGATTTACCACGGCCTTCGAGTGCAGCGGCGTCCGGGAGGGCTTCCATCCCTACGAGGTGGGCGGCTCCATCCAGTACAACACGGAGGGGTCCGACACCAGCGACACGAATTACAGCAGCTCCTACGAGACGAGCACGGCGGCCAGCGCCGCCAGCGCGGCGGCGGGAGCTGAGGCCGGGGCAGCGGTGACGCTGACCAACGCCCCCTTCTACTACACCAGCGTGGCCTCAAATCCGAGCTGCTATAAAAGCGGCGTGTTCTATTTCTACGACGGCATCCTGGTCAACGGGCGCTACCGCATCACCAACGCGGCCTCCCGCTGCGGGAAGCTGCCGGTGGGACAGAACGTGACGGGCTGGGTGCCCGCGAGCTACTGCGGCGTGGACACGCGCACCGGCGGCGGAGGCGGCACGAAGGCTACCATGGAGGTGAAGTAGCGATGGCAGGGACGAACCGGGTCGGACGGGTCAGCTCCATCGACTATGAGAGCGGGACCTATGAGGTGACGTATGCGGACCAGGGCCGGAGGGTCACGGTCCGCATCAACGCCATGAGCAACGGCGAATACAAAATGCCGAGAGTGGGCCAGATCGTGAGCGTGACGCACACGAGCAATGGCACGGCGGCGGCCACCACCAGCGGCACCGTATGGAACCGGAGCAACCGCCCAGCGGAGGGCTTTGCCGGGCTTTACCGCAAGGAATACGGTGAGAAGGCCGGGCAGGCTTTTGAGCGCTACGACGCCAACACCGGCATCTACACCCAGTACACCGACGTGCGGACCGGGCGCAACTGCAACGGCGACATCTTCGACGAGGCCAAGGGCACCATCAGCTTGATCGCGGAGAAGCTGGTGCAGATCACGAGCAAGATCAAAAGCGTGAGCATCCACGGCAAGGAAGGCGTGGGCATCGGCGCGGAGAAAAGCGTGACCATCGACGCCGGGGAGAACATCAATCTGGAAGCCGAGGGCGACCTGGACGAGGGCGCAGGCGGCGACCGGGCATTGACCGTGGGCGGCAAGAACACCGAGCTATACAAGGGCGAGGTGGAGCGGGAGTTTCAGGGAGGCATCCGCGACACCGTGACCGGCGAGGTGACGCTGACGATCAACGGCGTGACCATCACCATCAGCGAGGGCGGCGACGTCTCCATCCAGACCGCCGGGAAGATCAGCATGAAGGCACAGCAAATCGACCTGCAGGGCGGGTCCTCCCTGGTGCTGTAAAAAACGAACAGCGAGGAGGAACGGAAAATGGTGGGCAGCTACATGGGCCGGGTGTTCACGGTGAGCAGCCAGAGGATATTGACGCCGAGCAATCTGAAAGGCAGCGCCGGGAGCGACTGGGCAAACCATGAGATCATCGGTAAAAAGGCGCGGAGCCAGTGGGTAGGCCCGAAGCTGAAAAGCTACACCATGGACCTCCTTCTGCGCTCGCAGGACGGCGTAAGCCCCCGGTCCACGCTGGACTACTTCCAGCGGGCGGCGGAAAGCCAGATGGTCGATTGGTTCATCATCGGCGGGCGACCGATCTCTGACAACCCCTTCAAGCTGGTGAGCGTCAGCGACGAGTGGGACACGGTGCTCAACGGCGGCGCGCTGATCGAGTGCCGGGTGAGCCTGACCATCGAGGAATACACATAAGGGAGGGCAAGCCGTGATCTACATTGAGGATACCATCGTCGAGATCGAGGCCGGGAGCGTGGACGACCAGACGGCACAGGAAGTCTACCGAAATCTACAGGTGCTCTACGGCACGGAGACGGGGGAACAGGCCCTCGACCGCGAGTTCGGCATCGACATCAACATTCTGGACAACCCGCAGGAGGCGGCGAAGGCGCTGCTGACGGCGGAGTTCGTGCGGAAAACAAAACAGTATGAGCCACGGGTCCGGGTCATGCGTGTGGAATGGACCCAAAATCATGCCAGGGACGGCGGCATCGTCCCGAAGGTGGTGGTGAGCTTTGTCTAATATCAAAGAGCTGGCAAACGTGCCGGAGATCAGCTTCATCGAAAACATGAGCCTGCAGGAGACGGAGGAGCTTGTGCGGGCAAACTACACGCGCATCTTCAAGGAGCTTACCGGGCAGGACGCGGAGCTGGGCGAAGCGGACGCGAAGAACCTGATCATCAAGTCGTTCAGCCTTGTGCTCTACCAGGTGATGCAGTATGTGGAGGCCAAGGGCCGGGCGGAGCTTTTGAAGACCTCGACCGGCGACGCGCTGGACGCACTGGCGGCCCTGTTCGGCATTACGCGGCAGGAGGCCAGGCGGGCCACGTGCATCGTGCGCTTCACGCTGTCCGGCCAGCGGAGAGAGCCGACGGCCATTCCGGCGGGCACACGGGTGAAGACCCAGGACGGGAAATACTTCAACACCGTGGACTACGCGGAAGTCACGGCTGGCGAGCTGACCGTGGACGTGGACGTGCAGGCGGAGGAGGCCGGAGCAGAGAGCAGCGGCATCGCCGCCGGAGAGATCGACACGCTGGTGGACCCCATCCCCTACGTTGCGAGCGTGGAGAGCATCGAGGCGAGCACGGGCGGACTGGACATCGAGGACGACGACGGTCTGACGGAACGGGTGTGGCTGGCCCCCAGCAAATACTCCTGCGCCGGACCGCGAGACGCCTATGCCTACTATGTGAAGGAATGGCGGACGGACGTGGACGACGTGCAGATCGTCAGCCCGGAGCCGTGCGTGGTGCACGTTTATGTGGTGCTGGACGGCGGCGTGCTGCCCACGGAGACGGAGCGGGAGGAGCTGGCCGCCTACCTCAACGGCGACACCATCCGCCCGCTGACGGACATCGTGAGCTGCCCGGCGGCGGAGGAGGTCCCCTACGACATCAGCTTGACCTACTGGATCGCCAGCAACGACCAAAAGAGCGCGGGCACCATTCAGACCCAGGTGGAGGCGGCGGTGGACGCCTACGAGAGCTGGCAACGCAAGATGGGACGGGACATCAACCCGACCGAGCTTGTGTACCGGGTCCGCGCAGCGGGAGCCAAGCGCGTGAAGCTGGCGGCCCCGGCGGACATTGTGATCGAGAAAACGCAGCTCCCGAAGCGGAACACGCGCACCGTGACCTACGGAGGGCTTGAGGATGATTAAAAGTCTGCGTCAAGCCCGCATTACAGACGGCCTTCCGAGGGTGTTGGCGAGACAGGAATGGGTGATCGCCCTGTCCGAGGCCCTGGGGCTGGCCCTGGGGAAGACGCTGGACTACACCGACGAGAGCCAAATCTACACACGGCTGGACACTGCGCCGGAGACGGTGCTGGATGTACTGGCCGTGGACTGGAAGATCGACTGGTACGACACCGAACTGACGGTGGAGCAGAAGCGCCGCATCGTGAAGACGGCGCTGACGGTCCGGCGGCTGATGGGCACAGCGGCGGCGGTGAAGCTGCAGGTGCACGCCATCTACCCGGAGGCCACCGTGACGGAGTGGTTCCAGTACGACGGGAGGCCGGGCTGCTTCCGGGTGAGCCTGCCGCTGCCGAAGGAAGGCATCACGGCGGCGGAATACCGGAGACTCAAGACCGGCATCCTGACCACGAAGAACGAGCGCAGCCACCTGGACATGATCGACATTCAGCATGAGTGCGAAGCCGTGGTGATCACGGGCGGGTGCTGCTCCATGAGCCAGATCATCGAGGTATGGCCGGAGCTTGTGAGCGAGCTGGAAGTGACCGGCGAGCGCTTGACTGGCGGCGCGGCCAGCATGAGCCAAACGGCGGAGGTCTGGCCGGAGCTGACGGAGGCGCTGGAAATCCTGACATACCGGCACACCGGCGGAGCCGCGAGCACCGCGCAGGCCGTGGAGGTATGGCCGGAGCTGGCGGCGGTGGTGGAGATCACCGTGACGCGGAACACCGGCGGCGCGGCGCACACGGACCAGGCGCTTGAGGTCTGGCCGGAGCTGACCGAGCAAATCGAAGCAACGACAGAGCTGGACCGGGGCGGCGGGACCGCTGCGAGCCAGGTCGTTGAAATATACCCGGAAGGGGGAGGATGAAATGGACACTGAAAACGTAGTTGTCACCAAACAGGACCGAAAGTACAAGACCCTCGTGACCGACATCGGCAAAGAGAAAATGACCAACGCTATTCTGAACGGCAAGAAGGTCAACGTCGTCATGGCGGCGGTGGGCGACGGCGGCGGAAGCTACTACCTGCCAACGGCGGATATGACCGCGCTGGTGCATGAGGTGTGGCGCGGGGCCATCGCCAGCAAAGAGATCAACAGCAAATCCTCTAACATGGTAGACGTGAAGTTCGTGCTGCCGGGGACCGTGGGAGGCTTCACCGCGCGTGAAGCTGCCCTGATCGACGACGAGGGCGACATGATCGCCGTGTGCAACCTGCCGGACACGGAGAAGGCAGCCATCGAGGACGGCATCGCCGCTGCGCTGACCATTCTCATGCACATCGTTATGACCAACAGCGACGCGCTGACCTTCACACTGGACCCCACCACCGACACGGCGAGCGCCGTGTGCGTGGCCTTTACCATCCCGCACGAGGCATGGCAGAGCGCGGGCGGCGCGGAGGACGACGAGGGCGGCGGCACCTACCCGTGCCGGGCTGATGTGGTGTGCGACGAGGCGACCGCCATGCACACGCCCATCGCAACGCTGGACAAGGCGTGCCTGGCGGCGGCCAAGGCGTGCGAGCTGTGCCCCACGGTGGAGACCGCGAGCGGCGTGCTGCGCTTTTGGGCGATGAAGGTGCCGGACGGCGAGCTGACCGGAAGCGTGCTGCTGGTCGGCCAGGGCGGCGGAGGCAAGAGCGGCGACGGGAGCTACACCCTGCCGACGGCAACCCCCTTCCGCCTGGGCGGCGTGAAGGTGGGCGACGGCCTGACCGTGGACAACGAGGGCAAGCTGTCGGTCGATGCGGCCAACACCGAGGAGACCACCGGCGCGCTGAACGAAGTGTTCGGCGCAGAGGACGGCAAATAAGCCGCCCCACAATCCCGTAGCACCGTCGCTTGAAGCGGCGGTATTTTTATCGACAATTCCGGGGGAATCACCGAAATTGAATATTTTTTAAGGAGGACAAAAATATGTCCAAATTCGTAAATCTCGAACAGATCAAGGTGCTTGCCAACAAGGTCAAGTCCGAAGACGCCGCCCTGGGTACTAAGCTGGAAACGGTCACCACCAAGGTCGATAACCTGGTCGCCGCCGGCGGCGAGGCCAACATCCTCGAAGGCGTCAAGGTCAACGGCGCTGCCCTGGCTATCTCCGACAAGATGGTTGACATCCTGATCGCCTCCGGCGAGGAGAATGGCACCATCTCCGTCAACGGCGCTGCTGTTGCCATCAAGGGACTGGCCACTCTGGCCTACAAGTCCGAGATCACCGAGGACGAGCTGGGCGAGGCTCTGAAAGCCTCTATCGCCGCGAAGGCCACCAAGGCCGATCTGGACGCCCTGACCGTCCGCGTGGGCGACATCGAGAAGGCCGGTTATCAGACCGCCGAGCAGGTCCAGGCCGCTATCGCTGCCTCCGGCCACGCTCATTTCGAGGTCGCTGAGACCGACCCCACCGCTGAGGGCTTCGAGGCTCAGACCAACGTCATGTACCTGTACATGAACAGCAAGACCAAGCACTATGACATCTACGCCAAGGTCGGCGAGAGCGTCGTCCTGCTGGATGATACCACCGTCGATCTGAGCGAGTATGCCAAGACCGCCGACGTGACCTCCGCCATCAGCACCGCCATCGCCGCGCTGAACATCGACCAGTACGCCACCGACGACGACCTGACCGCCGCTGTTGAGCGCGTGACCGCCCTTGAGACCGCCATCGCCAACGTCTACACCAAGAAGGAAGTGGACGACAAACTGGCGACCAAGATGGATAAGGCCAGCATGGACGCCTACGCCACCGACGAGGAGGCCCAGCAGGCCGCCGCCAACGCCGTTGCCGGTGCTCAGGCCACCGACACCGAGTTCAACGCCGCCATGAATGAGGTCTGGACCCCCACCAAGGGCTAAGGCACCTCCTCGCGTCAGAAACGAATACCAGGGCCGGGGCGAAATGCCCCGGCTCGCTTATCAGGAGGTGAAACCCAGTTGGCTGACGAGAAGAACGTAACTCTGGAACAGTTCAAAGGCTTTATGACCAAGGCCGACGAGCGGCTGGACAAGTTGGAAGTCGGCAAGGAAAACAAGGTTTCGCCCGTCAGTATCACTATTCCGACGGAGGGGTGGGCCTCCGAGGAGATCGGGGAGACCGACGAGGAAGGAACCGAGGCATCCTATCCCTTCTACTACGACATCGCGGCGGCGGACGTGACCGCAAAGCACCGGGCGGACGTGACGATCAGCCGCGAAAGCCTGGATGCGGCGACGGTGTGCGGCCTGTGCCCGACCAGCGAGACGACAGAGGGGAAGATCAGGCTGCGCGCTATGAAGGCACCGACGGAGGCCATTACGGCGGAATACTGGCTGCGCAGCGGGAAGGAGTAATACATGGCATTAGGACAAGTGAATGTTCCCGGCGCTGCCGGGATGGACGCCGTAGAGGCGAAGCAGGCCGCTCAGGCGGCCAAGGAAGCGGCTGAGGCCGCCCAGCGCACCGCAGAGAGCGCCGGGAAAACGGCGGACGCCGCCATGCAGAAGGCTGCTGACGCCGAGACGGCGGCGGGCAACGCGGACAGCAAGGCGGACGCGGCCCTGGATGCGGCCAACACCGCCGCCGGTGCCGCGACGGCTGCCGCCAGCGCCGCCAGTGCCGCCGAGGAGAGCGCGAACAGCGCCAACACGGCGGCCAACGAGGCCAAGACTGCGGCGAGCAACGCGCAGAAGGCGGCGAACGACGCGCTGAAAGCCGTGACCAAGCTGACCAGCGTGATCAACAGCGTACCCACCCAGGCGGGCATCTTGACGTACACGGGCGCGGCACAGTCCCCCTCGTGGAACGGGTACGACACGGAGAAGCTGACCATCGGCGGAACGACCAGCGGCACCAACGCAGGCAGCTACGTTGCGACCTTCACGCCCAAGGAGGGCTACGAGTGGGCCGACGGCACCAAGACCGCCAAGAGCGTGACCTGGACGATCAGCAAGGCCAGCCTGTCCGTACCCGCGCAGAGCGGGACGCTGACCTACACGGGAAGCGCACAGTCTCCCCAGTGGAGCAACTACGACAGCAATAAGCTGACAATCGGCGGGACGAGCACCGCCACCAACGCGGGAAGCTATGCCGCGACCTTCACGCCGAAGGCCAACTACCAGTGGTCCGACGGCAGCACCAGCGCCAAGAGCGTGACCTGGGCCATCGGCAAGGCGGCGGGCAGTTTGACGCTGGCGAAGAGCAGCGTGACGCTGAACATCTCCTCGCTGACGGAGAGCGTGGCCGTGACCCGCGCGGGCGACGGCGTGATCAGCGCCACGTCCAGCAACACCGCCACGGCAAGGGTGGAGGTGAGCGGCACCAGCGTGAAGATCACCGGCCTCAAGGCGGGCACCGCCAAGATCACCGTGAAGGTGGCGGCGGGCACCAACCACACCGCGCCCAGCGACAAGACCATCAACGTGACGATCAGCCTGCCCGACACGAGCCTGGCGAACAACACGCCGGACATCATCGCGGCGGCGGCCAAGTCCGGCCAGGCGGCGAACTATTGGAGCGTGGGCGACAAGGTGGGTATCGCGGTCAATGGCTCTTTCGGAGGACTGAGCTATAACAACACCGTGTACGCCTTCATCCTGGGCTTCAACCATAACAGCAGCGTGGAGGGCGGAAACAGCATCCACTTCCAGTTCGGCAAGACGGCGGCTGGTGTGGACATCGCGTTCGTGAACAGCTACGGCTCGACCAGCACGGGCTTCTGCATGAACACCAGCAACACCAACTCCGGCGGATGGAACAACAGCTATATGCGCAAGACCATCTGCCCGGCGTTCCTGGCGGCCCTGCCGACGGCCTGGCAGAACATCATCGCGGCCTGCACGAAGTACAGCGACAACACGGGCGGCGGCTCCAATACCGCGAGCTACGTGACCGCGACCTCGGACAAAATCTGGCTGCTGAGTGAGATGGAGGTCCAGGGCACGAGAAGCTACGCGAACAGCGCCGAGGCGAACTACCAGAAGCAGTACGACTATTACAGGAACGGTAATAGCAAGGTCAAGTACCAGCACACGGCGACGACGAGCGCCTGCTACTGGTGGCTCCGCTCCGTGTATGCGAGCAACGCGTACTCCTTCTGCACTGTGGCCACGGACGGGTCTGCGTCCAACGACAGCGCCTGCAATTCGTTTGGCTTCGCGCCGGGCTTTAAGGTGGCCTAATCCAAAATCAGGCATCGAAAGTGGAGCGGTGGGGGCGCAAGCCCCTACCAGCGAAACGCCAAGCACCGAGTACCCAAATCAGCACAGGCCCCATCCGGCGGGAGCGGCAACGCTCCTGCCGGTGACGGGGGCACCAAACCGGAAGGGAGAACACCGAAATGGCAGTATACAAATCGCGGCGCAAGGACGCGGCGGCGCAATTCGTGGCAGACGCACGAGAACTGCGGAAGGCCACGGTGCGCATCGCACGGAAGTTTCCGGCCAGCTACAAGTACGTGACCACGGGGCCGCTGCTGCAACTGGCGAGCGAGGTCTACATGAACGCGCTCAAGGGAAACAGCATCTACGTCCACAAGGACATGAGCGAGCGGGACTACGAGCTGCGGCACCGCTATCTGGCGGCGGCCACGGCCAGCGCCGACGCGCTGCTGGGCGAGATCACCTTCTGCTATGAGCTGGTGGACGACGGCAACAACTTCTTCCGCAACAAGGAGGAGTACGAGCGGACGTTCCAGACCTGGACGACACTGGCGAACAATGCGCTGTCGCGCCTGCGGGGTGTGATGGACAGCGACAAACGCCGGTGGAATGGGTACATGAGAGACCGGAAAGCAAAAACACCATAAATCCCCGTAGGGCAAGTTCTGACGGCCACGCCTGCAACTGGTGGCTCCGCTCCGTGAATGCGAGCAACACGAACAACTTCTGCAATGTGAACACGGACGGGTCTGCGAACAACAACAACGCCTACAATTCGAATGGCTTCGCGCCGGGATTTAAGAACAACCTGGGGCCTGAACAAGTAGCGAAATGCGAAGCTGTGCCCCAAACCTTAAAGGAGAACTTGACCCTTGGAGACTGGTCCGCCATGCGCGGGCTTCATTCCTTAAATCACCACTCGATACGGAGGCCCGGACGCTTCTTGCATGGCCGGGGATTTACGGCGGCGTTGCCCCGGCTCCATGAGCAACCGTTATGCAGCTACTTCAAACCGCTGCGGCAGACGACACAGGTGCGGGAGGTCATGCGACCCGCAAACCGCGCGCCAGACCGAACGCTGTACGGGTGGGATACTGCATTGGAGGCAACATGATTGAATAGCCAAGAGAGGCACGAGGCCAGATACCAGCGGCGGAAGGCCCGGCGCGAGCAGAGGGCGCGGGAGGCCGGTGGAGCGAGCTTCGAGGAGGTCATGTCATTCGGGAACATCTGCAAGGCCGGAAAGAGCTGCTGTGACGGAGCGCGGTGGAAAACCTCCACCATCAACTTCGAGACGAACCTGCTGGGCGAAGCACAGGCGACCTATGACACGCTGCACTACGGAAAGCGCGTGTTCAAGGGCTTTCACAGCTTTGCGACGGTGGAGCACGGGAAGGTGCGGAACATCGACGCGCTGCCCATCCAGGAGCGGGCCATCCAAAAATGCCTGTGCAAGAACCTTCTGACGGAGGTTTATTCCAGGAGCTTCATCTACGACAACAGCGCGAGCCTGAAAGACCGGGGCATGGACTTCCAGCTCCGGCGGCTCAGGAAGCACCTGCAGGACCATTACCGGCGGTATGGGACTGAGGGCGGTATCTACCAGTTCGACTTCAAGAATTATTTCGGGAGCCTGCCGCACGAGGAGATCAAGCGGCGGGCGCGGAAGAAGATCATGGACGACCGGTTATACACATTGTTCTGCGACTTTGTGGATGATTTCCGGCTGATGAAGACCGCCGACAAGGAAGCACACCGGGGCGTGGGCCTGGGCAGCGAGGTATCGCGGATCATCGCCCTTGACTACGCCAGCCCCATCGACCATTACGTGAAGGACGTGCGCGGCATCCACGGGTACGGGCGGTATATGGACGACGGGTATGTGATCAGCAATTCCTTGGAGGAACTGGAAGACATCAAGCGCAACCTGTACCGCCTGGCTGAGGCGCTGGGCATCGCCATGAGCGACAAGAAGAACATCATCACGCCGTTCCGGCACCACAGCTTCACCTTCCTGAAAATGCGGGTGACGCTGACGGAGACGGGCAAGGTGGTGATGAAGCTCAGTCGCAAGAGCATCCGCGCCATGCGGCGGAAGATGGATATTTTCCGGCGGTGGATGGACGAGGACCGAATGGGACCGGAGGACGTGTTCCAGTCCTATCAATCGTGGAGAGCGCACGCGAAGCGGTGCAACAGCTACGACACGCTGCGCGCCATGGACGAGCGCTTCACGCGGATGTTCGCTGAGGAACTGGCCGGGCGGCGGAAGCCGTTCCCGTGCACGATGAAAGCCACACGGACCGGGTGCGGCTGGATATACCGGCGGCACGGAGCCGTCATTGAGGAGGAAATGTGCGCATGAAGTACATCACACACAACAGGTTCAAGAAGCTGGCCGCCTGCGGCGAGGCCGTGAACATCCCGTATGGCACGGAGATGGAGACGGCGGGCGACTTCATCATCACCACGGAGGGAAAGCCGATCTGCTACGCGACCAGCGAGGCCGCGAAGATGCACTTCGCCCGCAACGACGACGGGCAAGGGCTGGAACGCGGGAAGCTGACCTGGGCCATCGCGTACTCCCAGCGGGTGCGGACCGGCCCGAACGGACGGCAGCAGCGCTTCACCGAGAAGGAGATCGAGCTGCTGGAACGGAAGTGGGCACATTTCCTGCGGCAGGATGTGGAGGTCATTCTGTTCAACGAAGACTTTTTCGCGGCGGCGGTGCCGGAGCTGAAAGAGCTTGCGGACGCGCTGCACATCAAAGTGAGGAGGTAAGACCCATGTATGCAATTATCAGCAAAGGCGAGCTGCTGGCCCTGTGTGAGCGTCCCCGCTATGTGAAGCGGAACGAGGAGACCGGGGCCTATGTGGAGGCGGCGGAGGCTGAGGCCATCGGCATCGCCGTGGGCGGCGAGGTGTACAACCTGCCCGGCGGCAACGCCATCCCCGACGCGCCGGAGGCGCTGGCACAGGAGGGCGAGGCTGAGGAGTATGTGTTCCGCAACCACGCCCGCATCATCGAGAACGAGGAAGCGACCAACGCCGCCTTCGTCGCCATGGAGGAAGCCATGTGCGATATGGACAGCTCCTCGGAGGAGCGGCTGACGGCGGTGGAAGAAGCTCTTTGCGAGCTGGACAGCGCTGCAAACGGAGGAGGTGAAAACTGATGAACGCTATTTGGGCTAATCGACTGGTGGCCGGTACGCGCAAGTGGGCCGAGGTGCCTGCTTCCCGCAAGGCTGGCGTCAAGGCGGAGCTGGCGAGCCGCGTGGAGAACGGCAAAATCAGCGCCGAGCAGTACGAGGAGATCACCGGCGAGGTCTATGCCGGTGAGTAATCTCCAAATCATCGAGGAGCTGTGCGGCATCTGTACCGACCTTGCGAAGATCGTCACGGAGCAGCAGAAGCTCCTCGCGCAGCACGACGCCATTGCGCTGGCGGAGGACATCGACCGGGTGAAGGTGCGGTATACCGCGCTGATCGGAAGCGGAGAATGGCCGGACGAGGCGCTGGGCGAAGAACTATGATCGGCGGGGGCCGGGTGGGATAGCTGCCCGGCCCTCCCCTGTATCGTCAACAACCAGGAAAGGAGGGTGCCGTTATGGACGACCCCTATATCTCGCGGGCAGAACACGAGGAGTTCAGCCGCCGTCTGGCGGAGGAGAACAAGAGGCAGGACAAGCGTATCGAAATGCTTGAGGAGAACGTGCGCGAAATGCGGGCGCTGACGAACTCGGTGGAGCGGTTGGCGACCAGCGTGGAGGACATGGTCAAGGAGCAGGAGAAGCAGGGCAAGCGCCTGGAAGTGCTGGAAGGACGGGACGGTGAAATGTGGCGCAAGGTCGTGGGCTACATCATCACCGCCGTTATCGGCATCGTGATCGGCTTCGTGTTCCATCAAGTCGGTATGTGAGGAGGGCGGGCCATGAAGTACGTGTGGGTAGTCATGGCCGCCTTTTTCTTTGGCCTGGGAGCGGGCCTTCTCCTCTGCAACAGCACGATCAGCCATCTGCGCCGCAGGCTGCGCGCCCTCCGGCTGAATGGCAATCAGGGGAAGAAGACCGAGACCATGAAAAAGGTGGTCTGGATATGCCTGGGAAACGGATTTGCGTGGATATGGTGCAGCTATGTCCTCGCCTACCTGGGACGGGAGCAGATTGCGGAAACGCTGTCGTCGGTGGCCGTGAAGGAGATCATCGGCGTGGTGCTGGCATACGCCATCAAATCCGTCCTGGAAAACCTGAGCAAGAACAATCACTGGCCGGATAAGCCGGACCCCATCGCCCCGGCGGCGGAGGAGGAAACGGCGGACCAGCCAAGCAACGACCTGTAAGGAGGGCAAAAACGGAATGACTGAAAACCAGTTACGCCAGAAGGTTGTCAAAATCGCGGTGAGCTATCTCGGCTGCAAGGAAGCGGACGGGAGCCACCGAAAGATCATCGACCTGTACAACAGCCACAAGCCCCTTGCCAGAGGCTATGCCGTGAAGTATACGGACGCATGGTGCAGTACCTTTGCTTCCGCCGTCGCCATCGCCGCCGGGCTGACCGACATCATCCCGACGGAGTGCGGGTGCGAGAAGCACATCGCCCTGTTCAAGAAGCTGGGCGCGTGGGTGGAGAACGACGCCTATGTGCCGAAGCCGGGCGACTACATCTTCTACGACTGGCAGGACGGAACGAACTACGCCACGACGGACAACACCGGCGCGGCGGACCACGTGGGCATCGTGACCGAGGTGAACGGCAGCACCATCACCGTGATCGAGGGCAACATGAGCGACGCCGTGGGGTATCGCCATATCGCCGTCAATGGCCGGTATATCCGGGGCTATGGCGTGCCGAAGTACGCCAGCAAGGCCACGGGGACCGACGCCGGGACGACCGGCGGCGAGACCGGCGGGACCGGAAACACCGGCGCGGGAACCTGTAAGGCGGGCGACATCGTGAACTTCACCGGCGGGAAGCACTACACCAACGCGAACGCGGCCAGCGGCACGGCCTGTAAGCCGGGCAAGGCCAAGGTCACGCAGGTGTACCAGCCGGGCAAGGCGAAGCATCCGTATCACCTTGTCGCCGTGAGCGGCGGCGGAAGCACCGTGTACGGCTGGGTGGACGCGGCGGACATCGGCGGCTCTGCCTCCGGCGGGACGCGCACGCACACCGTCGTTCGCGGGGATACGCTGTGGGCGCTGGCAAGTACCTATCTTGGAAGCGGGAGCCGCTACAAGGAGATCATGCGCCTGAACGGCCTGACTTCCGAGATCATCCATGTTGGGCAGGTGTTGAAGATGCCTGCCAAATAAGAGAGGAAGACGTTTATGGAACTGACGCTCAATATTTCGGCCATCGTCGCCATCATCGGCGCGCTGACCGTACTGACCAACATCATCGTGGAGGTCCTGAAACGGGCCACGTGGGAGAAGATGCCCACGAACCTGCTGGCGATCATCGTCGCCATGGTGCTGACGCTGGTGGCCTTCTTCGGGTATATGGCCTTCATGGGCTACGCCGTCATGTGGTATTACGTTGCCGCCGCCGTTGTGGTGGGCTTCGCGGTGGCCTACGCTGCCATGTTCGGCTTCGACAAGCTGAAAGAAGCGCTCGGTCAGATCAAGAAAAATAACGAATAAGTGAGAAATCCCCCGGCGGAGGTCCAGAGAACGGACATCTGCCGGGGGATTTTTTGTTTAGGCGCGCCTGCTCAGGTACAGCACGTGCGAGATATAATATTCCAGAGTGAAATCGCTGTCCGCTGCGACGTTCTGCTCCATGGCTTCACGCATCGCGGCGGCGGTGCTGCCGTCGAAGTCGTCCATGGTGAACAGGTCCAAAACGCCGGGGCACACGATCTGCTCCTGGCACACCTCCTTGAAGCGGAAGGCAAGCTCCGTGCGCTCCTCCTCCCCTCGCATCAGCCCGGCAATCAGGCAGGCCCGGAGGGTACGGCGGAAGTCTTCGGAGTTGCACAGCTCACGCATGGGGTAGCCCGCGAGAAAGTCGAGGCGGCGGAATGGAACATCATAGCTTGCGAAGATGGTGTGGGTCTTGCCGGAGGGGTGAACATAGCCCCACCGGCTGTCATAGTCACGGTATGCGGCGACGGCTCCGGGGTAGTCCGGCTCCTTCAAAGCCAGCGTGGCCCGGCGGATAGCCTCGGACAGGTTGACGCCGTGGGCCGCGATCAGCGCGGAACCGGAGGCGGTCAACTCCAACAGCCTGCGGCTGGGGCTGATACGGAAGCCGTCGGCCAGAAGCCGGGCGGCCTGCTGCTCCTTGGTGCCGCCGACCGAAAGGCCGCGCTTGCGCAGAAGCTCCTTCATGGCGTCCTTCGTGTAGAGCACGGAAAGCGTCTGCCCTGCGTCCGCGTTCTGCACGAAGCCACGTCGGACCAGAACGCGCCGGACCTCTGCCTTACTGCCGAAGTCTGAGGCGTCCAGCACATCCGGCGTGAATGGGCGTGAGCGCTGTGGGTCCATGAAGCGGATGGTGTAGAAAACCGCCCTGGGGTCGCGGTGCTCGCCTGCCGCGATCTCTGAAAAGGCCGGAAGCACGGCGGGATACAGCAGATCGGCGGTGTGTGGGACGCTGCCGGAGCTGTTGACACGCGCCGGGGGCTTACGAAATGAGAATAGGCCCATGTTCTCCCCTCCACATTTTTTATATTTTTGCGCATTTATGGGATATTACCATAAGAATATCAGAGAATATGGTAAAGTCAAATAAAATATGGGAATATCACATAGCGAGGAGAGGCGAACACTTGAAGATCATCAATCTGGACGGACGGCGAAATGTATCTGGCGAGCGGGTCCGGCAAATGAGAACGAAGAAGCGTATGACACAGGCGGACTTGGCGGCGAAGGTGCAGACCACGGGCGTTATCCTGGAACAGGACGCCATAAGCCGCATCGAAAGTGGGAGCCGCATGGTGCAGGACTACGAGCTGCGCGCCCTGGCGGAGGTGCTGGGCGTCACCTCGGACTGGTTGATGGACGAGGAAGAAAAATAATTATGCCGTAGGCTTAAAGCCTACGGCATTTCTTTTTGCGGCGCTCTGAGCGCTTGACATTCTGCGCTTTTATGGGTTATTATCCCCCAAAAAAGAAGGGAGCGCCCACAATGAGCAGCGAAAAAGGACGGAGATTTTCCCATCTGCGGTGGAAGGACCGGCTGAAAATTGAAAGAATGTTGAAGGAAGGCCACAAGGTAAAGGAGATCGCGGCGGCGCTGCATGTGGACAGCACCACCATCTACCGGGAGATCAAGCGCGGGAAGACGGTCCAGCGCACAACGGAGCTGATCGACCGGGAAATCTACTGCCCGGACGTGGCAGAGAACAAGTACCGGGCCAACCTCGCGGCGAAAGGTCCGGCGTTGAAGCTGGGCAACGACTACAAACTGGCGGCCTATATCGAGCAGAAGATCGTGGAGGAACGGTATTCGCCGGAGGCGGTCCTGTTGAAGATCAAGGAGGAGCGGCTGACCTTCTCCGTGACGCTCTCCAAGTGGACGCTGTATTCCTACATCACCAAGGGCGTGTTCCTGGGCGTGACGAATAAGAGCCTGCCGCGTAAGGGGAATAAGAAAAACAAGGGGTATCGGAAGGTCCGGGCCGCGCACCTTCCGCAGGGCGACAGCATCGAGGACCGCCCGGAGGAGATCGCGGAACGAGCGCGCCCCGGAGACTGGGAGATGGACACCGTGGTATCCTGCAAGAGGGACGCGGCCCGGCTCCTGGTGCTGACGGAGCGGATGTTCCGCCAAGAGATCATCATAAAAATGCCGGACGGCACTACTCAGAGCGTCGTCCGGTCGCTGGACAGGTTGGAAAGGAAGCTGGGGTCGCGGATGTTCCGCCGGATATTCCGCACGATCACCGTGGACAATGGCAGCGAGTTCGCAGACTGCGAGGGCATGGAGCGGTCCTGCCTGACGAAGCGGGCGCGGACGCACATATACTATTGCCATCCGTACAGCGCCTTCGAGCGCGGGAGCAACGAGAACGCGAACAGCCTTATTCGACGGTGGCTCCCGAAAGGGACGAAGCTCTCCGAGGTATCGCAGGCGGAGATCAAGCAAATCCAAATCTGGATGAACAACTACCCGCGAATGGTTTTAGGCGGGCGCTGTGCGAACACGGCGCTGGCCGAGTGGATGGCGGCGGAGGGCGTGCTGCTCCCGTCCGTTCATATTTAAGAGAAAAACGCACGCATAACACACGAAAATAGCACGGAAATAACACGATAAAGCATAGGCTACCGGCGGGACTTTGGCGGGTGGCCTTTTCGCGCTGCCCAAAATGTACAAAATAACGCAGAATAGTTTGTTGAAAAAGCACGGCATTTTTTGCTTGACTTTTTCTTGGTCCCATAGTAAATTAAATGCAGAAAAAAGTTTAACGCTTTTTTCTGCATTATTTTTTTATCTATTTCAGGGCTTGAAATGGGAGAAACGAGGTGACGAATGGTGAAGAAGCTGACGCTTGAGGACCGCAGAAAGATTGAACAGATGTGGAAGGACAACGCCTCCCCCTTAAAGATCGCCGCCGAGCTGGGTATCAGCCAGTGCACCGTGTACACGGAATTGAAGCGCGGGCAGGAGACCGACGAGCGGACCGGCGAGATGGTCCTGGACCATAACTTCCGCCCGGAGTACAAGGCCGAGCGGGGCGAAAAGACCTACCAAAGCAATCTGCGCAAGCGTGGCCGCCGTCCGAAGGCCGCGCCGAGCATGAAAGGAGCCTAAAGAAATGACCAACTTTGAAAAGATCACGCAGTCCCCGGAAGCGCTGGGCGAGTTTCTTTCTTCGCTCCCTATGCTGGAAGGACCGTGGGACGAGGAGTTCCAGAGAAATTATTGCGCTGGATGCGGGCGCGTGAATTGCGATGCCGGAAGGGGCTGCCCCTACAAGAAACAGCGGAACAGCCCGGCATGGTGGCTGAGATTGGAGGCGAAGACGGATGCGGGCCAGTAAAGCGGACAAGTTCTATATGGGTATGCTGCTGGCGATCATCTGCTTCTGCTTCGGCCTGCTCCGCATCATGGACGAGGCAGACGCCCGCCGGGCGGCGGAGCGGGAGACGCTGATCATCGTCGAGCCGCCGACCATTGTGGTCCCAGCCTCCCAGCCGGTTCAGACGGTTTACTTCGAGCCGGACCCGGAGCCGGAAGAACCGGCGGCGGAGGTGTTCACGTTCAGAGAGGACGTGCCCCTGAGTGCGGAACTGCAGGAAGTCTTGTGGGACGCCTGCCAGGAACACAAGGTCGAGTACGCGCTGGCCTTGGGCCTCATTGAAACGGAGAGCAGCTTCAACCCGGAGGCGGTGAGCTATGTCGGCTGCTACGGCCTGATGCAACTCAATCCCGACTACTTCCCCACCGACCTGTCACCGGCGGAAAACATTCAGTATGGCGTGGCCTTCATCGCTGAGAAGCTGGACCAGTACGCCGGGAACGTCGGCGCGGCCCTGACGGCCTACAACGCCGGGCACGACACGGGGAACCGTGAGTACGCCGAGAAAGTCATGGCGGCGGCGGAAAGGTGGAGAACAGAATGAAACTGCTGATCGGCGGAAGCCCGTGCACCCATTGGAGCATCGCACAGACCAAGAACCGCGAGACCGAGGCCAGCGGCATCGGCTGGGAGCTGTTCCTGAATTACCGCATCGCCCGCGATAAGTACCAGCCGGACTACTTCCTCTACGAGAATAACAAATCCATGTCTCCCGCCATCCGGGCGCAGATCACGGCGGAGCTGGGTGTGGAACCCGTGCTTATCAATTCCGCGCTGGTGAGCGCGCAGAACCGCCAGCGGCTCTACTGGGCCGGAAAGCGTAACCACGACGGTACATACAGGCAAGTGCCGGTCGAGCTGCCGGAGGACCGAGGCATCCTGCTTCGGGATATTTTGGAGACCGGCTTCCCGTTGCGCGAGAAAGGCTATGCGCTTCAAACAGGACATGGCACTACGGCGGAAGACGCTATTGCACGCAGGCAGCGGAACGCCGTGGCGGAGCCTGTTGCCATTAAGCTGCTGACTGAAAAAGAGATGGAATACATGGTGCGCGAGACCAAGGACGGGCGCAATCATTTCGACTTCGATTATTTTCACGACGCCACCAAGGACAAGAGCGCTTGCGTGACGGCGAACACCCACAAGGGCGTCCCATATAATGTGCTGGTCGAGCCGATAATCGTCAATGGAACGAAAAACGGAAAGTCACGAACCGTTGACGCGCACATGGGAAATCTCGAAAACAACCTTGTACCGAGGATAAACAATCCGAACCCAGCAAAGCAACAATATGACTGCATAGCCGAGCCGGTACGCATCGGCACCATCGAGAATGACGCGAGGAACCAGGACCATGACAGCCAGCAGTACCGCGTCTATTCGCCGGACGGAAAGAGCGTGACGCTCTGCGGCAACGGCGGAGGGTTGGGTGCGAAAACAGGGCTTTACGCCGTGCCAATTTCTGCGGAAAACAACAAGGTTATTCTGAAAGCAATCGACAGCCTTGTTGATCGGAAAGGCTATGTCCCGGAAATGTTTAATCCATATAACCGTGCGGAGGTCGCTGGGAAAGCGCCGACCTTATCGACCGGCAGCATGGTAACAAGCAGTTGTGCTGTACTGATTTTTGAGACGGCAGATGGAAAGCAAATTCCTGCCTATCAGGTGCGGGATGGGCGTATCACCATCAAGGGTAAGGAATATCCCGTCAAGCTGCGGGACGGCCTCTACATCATCCGCAAGCTGACCGTGACGGAGTGCAAGCGCCTCCAGACCGTGCCGGACACATACGCTTTTCCCGTCAGTGACACGCAGGCGTATAAAATGCTGGGCAACGGCTGGACCGTAGATGTGATCGCGCACATCATGGGCCACTTTGAGGGGCTGACGGCGGAGCCGGTGGAGGTCCTGTCTATGTACGATGGCATGAGCTGTGGGCATATCGCCCTGGGCAAGCTGGGCGCAGAGATCGCCAGCTACCACGCAACAGAGATCGACAAGTTCGCCATTCAGACAACGCAGGCGAACTTCCCTGATGTGGTGCAGCTCGGAGACGCCTTTCAGGTCCGGGAAGATGGCTGGACCTATGCAGGACTTACCGGCGGGGCCTCGGAGGCGGCGGAATGAAGCGCACTGTGAAGGCGGACTACTCCCACACGTGCGAGGGCTGCCGTTTTCTCGTTACAGAGCCGTGGCTGAAAGATGTTCCGTCCTTCCGCTGCGGCGCAGACGGAAGATGCAAGGGATATATCGTCGGAATTGAACGGCTCCTGCCATACATTCCGGCTTGGTGCCCGCAGATGGGCCAGAATTGACAAGGAGGAGCACATGAAAAAAGCTGTGCTTATCAGCATCCGCCCGGAGTGGTGTCAAAAGATCGCTTCCGGTGAGAAGACCATCGAAGTCAGAAAAAACCGGCCAAAGCTGGCCCCGCCCTTCAAGTGCTATATCTACTGCACACGAGATAAGCACCTCGCATTTATGCAGAACCAGACGGGCACAAACCTGATAGCCTGCATGGATGCGGAGACGGCAATCCCAGTCGGCGGCTTCGTGGGGAACGGCAAGGTTATAGGGGAGTTTACCAGTGAGCAAATCATAGACGCATGGTGGGATTATGTGCCGGATGCCATTACAGGAGAGGTTACGGGCGGCAATTTAGAAGCGCTCGACGGAACAGGTATGACGGGCGAAGAACTGTTTGGCTATGTCGGAGACAGCCTGAGAGGGCACTGTTACGGCTGGCGCATCTGTGACCTGGTGATCTACGACGCGCCGCATGAGCTAAACAGCTTACGCCGTGTGTGCCCGGAAGAACTGGACTGTGAAAGCTGCGCTATGCACAGCGAAAACACCGGGCGCTGCGGGAACGAGGCGCTATACCTGCGCCGCGCCCCGCAGAGTTGGTGCTATGTGGAGGAACGCCATGACTTATGAACGAGCTGCTGAGATTTTGGACCCGGAGCACCGGGAGACATACGAGAGCCTTGAGATCGTGAACGAGGCTTGCCGGATGGGCCGGGCGGCTCTGTTCCGGCGGATGCCGGAGCCGCCGCACCCGGACGGGGATGAAAGCATCCTGGCCTGCCCGACCTGCGGGAGCGGCGAATATCTCTACAACGAGGACGGGAACCGCTGCTGTTTCTGCGGCTGGTGCGGACAGGCCATCGACTGGAACGCGGAGACATTCAAGGCGGCAGGCCAGATGAAGCCCGTGCTGAAATATCCGGGGAGCAAATGGCGGCTGGCGGAATGGATTGTATCCCTCATGCCGCCGCACAAGAGCTATCTGGAACCGTTCTTCGGGAGCGGGGCCGTATTCTTCAAAAAGCCACCGAGCCGTATCGAGACCATCAACGACCTGGACGGCGAGATCATCAACCTGTTCCGCTGTATCCGGGAACAGCCGGAGGAGCTGATGCGGGCCGTGGCCTGCACGCCGTACAGCCGGGGCGAGTATGAACAGGCGTGGGACCATTTCAAGGCGGGAGGACAGGTCCGACCGGACGGCATCGAAGCCGCCCGGCTGACGCTGGTACGCTACTGGCAGGCCCACGGGAGCACCGTTGTTTACAAGGGCGGTTGGAAAAATGACCGTGCCGGGCGCGAGTACGCCTACGATGTGCGCTACTGGCGGCAGCTCCCGGAGCGTATCGCCGCCGTGGCGGAACGCCTGAAAGATGCGCAGATCGAGCAGTCCCCAGCGGTCGATGTGATCAGGCGCTTCCGTCACCCGGACGTGCTGATCTACGCGGACCCGCCTTATATGCTGCATACGCGCAAGGGCAAGCAATACATCGTGGAGATGGCGGAGGAAGCCCAGCACATCGAGCTTCTGGACGCATTGAAGGAGCATCCGGGGCCGGTCATTTTGTCCGGCTATGACAACGACCTGTACAACGAACACCTGCAGGGGTGGAAAAAGCTGCACCGGCGGGCGCAGGCGGAAGGCGGCGCGGTAAGAACGGAAACGGTGTGGCTGAATTACGTACCGGAAACGGGAGGAAAAGTGTATGAAACTGTGTGATAGGTGCCGGGTATCCGGCTGCCTGCTGACCTACGGCGGGAAAGCCTGCCGGGAGGCCAGAAAGCAGGAGTGCCCGGACGTGGTGTTCACCCGTGCGGACAAGATCAGGGAGATGGACGACGAGGAGCTGGCCGTAGTCATTATGTGCCCGCACGACGGGGACGAGGACAGCTGTAAGGGGTCGCCGGATGCGCAGACGTGCATCAAGTGCTGTCTGGAATGGCTCCGGGAACCGGCGGAGGTGCTGTGATGGACGAGAAAGTGATCTATTCATGCGTGGACCAAGAGCACAACACCTGGAACTGCCGGGGATGCGGGTATATCGAGACCTTCGAGGCGGACGGGCCGGTGGAAAACGGCTGGAACTTCTGCCCCGGCTGCGGCCATGAGATCGAGGTGGAGGCGGTCAGCCCGTGTCCATTCGACAACGGGAACTGTATGTGCCAGTTTTGCGAGGCTCAGTGCAACAACGGTCTGAACTGCTCGGACTGCCGCTACGAGGGAAAACCTGTGCACGACATCCACCTCTGCACGGGCTTCGTCGGAGACATCACCCAGTACATTCGGAACTGGATGCGCCATCACGGCGGGAAGGCTGATACCTGAGCGCGTGAGCGGCACATACCTATATAAATTAAAGGAGGACAAGCACATGAGCGAATTGACGCTGCGATTTGGGGAGGCCCGGCTGCACGTGGAGGGCGACGCCGATCTGGTGGCGCGCGAGCGAGCGGCGTTCCTGGAACACCTGGGCCGACTGGACCGCCAGAGCGAGAAGGCCGGTGAACTGCTGGCCGTGCTGCTCCGGGCCGGGCACGCCCCCGAAAAGGCCGAGGAGCCTGTGAGCAAGAAGGCAGAGCCGGAGGAACCGGCGGAGGAAAAGAGTGCGACGCAGGACGACTTATGCAGGCTGCGGAGCATCCACGTCGGCTTCATCAGCCCGTCCCAGTTGAAGCGGGCGAAGGCCGAGGGCAAGCTGGACCACCTGCTCGCCCAGCGCGACGAGATCGAGGTGCCGCTGGATACCGGCGGGACCGTCACCGTGGTCTGCTGCTACGTGTCGCCCACTTCGGCCCGCTTCGTCTTCAAAGACTGCTGGGACGAGGGCGTGATGAACGACGAGGCGACCAACAAGACCGGGTATTTCAAGAGCAAGGGCCGCAAGCACGTTTTGGAGGACATCTATCCGCACATCGCGGCGGAATGGCGGGAGATCATCGTACCCAGGACCTTCGTGGAGACCATCGAGGGCGAGCGGGTGGAGTATTCGGACCCGCTGTGGCTGCCTTCGGCGACGGACGTGTTCGGCACGCCGGACGGGGCCTGGTGGAACGACGGAGACGACGACTTCCAGCTCCCGGTTTTCACCCGTGAGCGCGACCGCGTGAAGGAGTGCGGCGACAAAGGAACGTATTTCTGGTGGCTCCGCTCCGTGTATGCGGGCACCACGACCGCCTTCTGCTATGTGCACACGGACGGGTCTGCGAGCTACAGCTACGCCTACTTTTCGAATGGCTTCGCGCCGGGCTTTGACATCTGATCGGAAATCGAAAAAATCTCCGGTGCGTAAGCGCCGGAGAGCAAAGGAGACAGCCATGGTCACATTCGATATTTGCAAAGGCAATCCGGGCGCGCTGACGTTCGTGATGCTGGCCTATGAGTACAATCCGTATCGCGCCGAGGCAGCGTTCCGGCGTATGCAGAACAACGGCATCACCGGGGACAAGCTGTATATGCTCTGGAATGACTGCTGCGACCGTGATGTGGAGCAGGCATTGGTCAACATGGAGTGCATGAGCATGGAGGAGATCGTGTCCCACATCAACTACGAAGGCGGACGGGGCATCCCCATTCCGAAGAAAGAAAATCTGTGGTGGCTCCGCTCGCCGTATCCGAGCCAGATGGGCGGTGAGCAGATCGACGAGATCGTCCGCATCACAAGAAATCCATATCTGTTCTAAAAAAACATTCTCCCCCGGCGCTCGCTGTGGGAAGCGAAAACCGGGGGAGAAATCTTCAAGATTTTGCTGTGCGTGGGGTCATTTCCTACTACATATTGTACCACAATGCACGGATAAAGTCAAGATAGCGGCCTCGACGCAGGATGCAGAGAGGCGCGCCGCAACGCCGCCGGGAGGCGGCGGACGGGCTTGTAATGGGTATTATCCTTCTTGCGAAAAGCATCGAGGAAGGACCAGGAGACGATGCAAAGGGGTACACGGATGATAAACAGGTCTTTCATACGGGAAAAGGTCGTCCACTGTGGTAAGAACTTCCTTTCACCGGAAATCTATCCGTACAGCGGACAACAGCAACAGGCGGTCGGACGGAAGCGCGGGAAGAAAGTCAACGTCTCTGCGCCGAAGCAGAAGAACCTCAATGACCGGAGAGCCAAGCGCTATTTCATTCAGCTCGCCAACAGCAATTTCGGCGTGGGTGATCTGGTGGTCCATCTGACCTACGCCCCGGAGTTTCTGCCGGAGAGTGAGGAGGAGGCCGCGAAGATCGTCGCCAAGTATCTGCGCCGGGTAGCATACCTGCGGAAGAAGCGGGGCATGCCCCCTATCAAGTATTTGCTTGTGACGCAGATCGGACGGAAGAAGGATGGGACCCACCGCATCCACCATCACATTCTGATGAACGGCGGGCTGGACCGCGACGAGGTGGAAAACCTGTGGTGGGAGACCAAGGGCACAAAGGACCGGGAGCCGGTCATGTACGGATGGGCAAACGCTGATCGCCTGAGACCGAACGCAAAGGGCATCGCCAGCATGGCCGGGTACATGGTCCAGGACAGTGCCGGGAAAAAGCACTGGACGCAATCGCAAAATCTGGAAAAGCCGTGGCACCGGGCACCGAATGACCGGAAGTACACGCGCCGCCAGTTGGACAAGATCGCCAAGCTGCCGGAGGACAGCGAGGAGTTCGTGCGTTTTTGGGAAAAGCAGTATCGCGGCTGGGAGCTGGTGGAGTGCGAGAAGTCATTCAACGAGCAAACAGGATGGTATTTCTACCTGACCATGCGGCGAGCGCATATAAAACAGAACGGAGGGCTGAAATGACAGGAGAAGAACAGTTCAAAGAGCTTTACCGGCGGTATATCCACCGGGAGGGCGCGGAGGAGCTTTTGGAATGGATGGAGCGGGAGACGGATTTTTTCACCGCGCCAGCCAGCACAAAGCATCACCTGGCCTACCCCGGCGGACTGGTGGAGCACAGCGTCAATGTGTTCCGGGAGCTGCGGAAGGTCGTGATCGACAACGAGCCGACGATGGAGGCCGTTGCAATCTGTGCGCTGCTCCATGACCTGTGCAAGGCGAATACATACGTGCGGGAGCATCACGCGGGACCGGGTGAGGTCTATTCCTACGTGAAAAAGGACCGCTTCCCCATGGGACACGGGGAAAAGTCTGTCTACCTGATCGCGCGATTTATGAAGCTGGAAGACGAGGAGGCCCTGGCTATCCGCTGGCACATGGGCGCGTGGGACGACGCTGTGCGCGGCGGGAGCCGTGGCCTGAACGAGGCAATGAAGCTGCACCGCATCGTGTACGAGCTGCACGCGGCGGATATGCGGGCCACGCATATCGTGGAGGCTGGTATGGCATGAAGGGACGACGCGGAGCGCTGGGCCAGTATCACGCCAGCATGAGCAACAACCGGGGCCATGACTTCGAAGAGGCCATCCGTCAGGCGTGCCTTCTGTACGCGAACCAGGGCCGGGCGAAGGTGGAGAAGACGCCGGAACCGTTCCGGGTGCTGGAAAAGCGGGAAGGCGGTATTTTCGTGGGCCGCTTCACCGCACACGCCCAGCCGGACTTTCAAGGCACGTTGGACGGCGGGCGCAGTATCATTTTCGAGGCGAAGTACACCACCACAGACGCCATGAAGCGGGACGTGCTGACGGAAACGCAGATGGAGACCTTGGAGCGGCACCACCGCTGCGGAGCGCTGGCGGCGGTGTGCGTGGGTATCCAGGACCGCTTTTTCTTCGTGCCGTGGCCGGTGTGGCGGGACATGAAGGAAGCCTTTGGGCACATGAGCGTTTCGGCGGCGGAGCTGGAAGACTTCCGCGTGCGCTTCACCGGGGCGGTCCTGTTCCTGGACTATGCACACAAGATCGGAGGCCGGTGGATAACCGGGGCCGACTGTGAAATCGAACGATGGAGAAGGAGTAAATAACATGAGCATTTTTGAGATTATCTTTGCGAACTTCTGGACCTGGGCGGGTACGGTCGTCCTGGTGGCGACGCTGCTGGACGGCCTGGCGAACGTGATCGCGGCCATGCGGAAGCCAGAGCGCTCCGTGCGCCGGACCAGCTATTCCGACGGCACCAGCATCGTGCAGATCGACAACGCCACGGCGGCGGATGTGGACCGGGCCGTGCGCGCCATCAACGGAGCGGAGAGCGGGAGGGCTGGCCGATGAAGCTGAAAAAGGTCGCGGCGCTGTGCGGCAGCGCAAATGCGTTCTGCCTGTTCGACCGTGTGGACGGCGACGGGGTTGTGACACAGTGGCTTGGGGACGGGTGCTGCGCCTTTCCCCTCCACGGTCTGCCGGTGCTGTCGGAACCGGAGCTTTACCGGATGTTCGACGTGTCAGAGAAGAAGCAGGGCAAGATATATTTCAATCACAGCGCGCTGCCGGAGGGCCTGAACGTGGAAGACTGGTGCCGCTCTGAGGTCCGCGCGGAGGATATGGACGTGACGATCTCCTCCGGCGGGAAGGTGCTGATGCCGCTGCGCTTCCCCGGCGGGCTGCTGTTCATCCAGAGCAAATACCTTGGGCCGCTGGAAGACCAGATGGATTTTCTGGAACTCTACGTGCGCCGGTCGGACAGTGGCGGGCGCTATGTAGTGGCAAAGACGGGTATGCTGGTCGCGGGCGTGATCTTCCCGGTGCAGGCCGTGAACGAGGGCTTTTGCGACAAGCTGGAAGAACTGGCGTCGCTGACGCGGCGGGAGCTGGACAGGCATTTGTCCGCGCCGCCGGTGGCTGAGGAGGAAGACAAGGACCAGGAGAACGTCTTCGGAGGCAGCGATGGGGAAACATAAGCGGCCCATGCCGTCCTTCTACGGAAAGAACATCGCCCAGCACGCCCAGCGGCGATTTTTGGACCGGTGGGAAGCAGAGCGCCGGAAGAAAAGCGACCGTATCCTGATCGCGGATGAACTGGATAAAGCGCCGGACCGCACACAGGAGGCCCGGCGGGAGGAATAAGCAACAGAAACGAGGCTGACAGATGCGCGAGAAAAACGTGAAAGAGATCGTCCGGTATTACTACGAGATACCGGAGATGGTGCGCCTGCTCAAGACGGAGCAGCGGGAGCAGGAGAGCTTGTACGACACGCTGAAAGGAACCGGCGGCGACGGGATGCCCGGCGGCGGAGGCCCTGGGAAACCGGTGGAGGCTGCCGTGATACGGCTGGACGAGCGGGGCGTCTATGAGCGCCTGCAGGAGATACACATGCGGCTGCTGGTTTTGGAGGGCGACGCCGCTGCCGTGCGGGGCTGTTTGGACGGCCTTTCCGGTAAGTACAAAAGCATCCTTCAACTGCGGCACAAATGTCACCATAGCTGGGCGAATATCTCGGTACGCATGGGAACGCCGGACAGCACCGTGCGGAACTGGTACGAAAAGGCAGTTTTGTGCCTGGGCGAGGCGCTGGACGAGGTGCCAATGGCGGAGGAGCTTTTGGAGCGTGCTTCACGCGCGCGTACATATTAAGCGCCGAAAAAATCGAGGGCTGGCGGGAGCTGCTTTTTCACCTGGCTTTTGGTGAGGGCGGCGGCCCGGCGGCCATGGGTCGAGCTGTTTCAATTTCCTGTGTTTTTCTGTCAGTGAAATCGCGTGCGCAAAGACTGTTTCCGGCGGGAACGAATGGCCCGTGGGAAAACAATTTGCGAATGGCATAAAAAGCACCCCGGCGGGCTGTTGGTCGCAGCCTGTCGGGGTGGCGTTCGTTTTGTGGCGGTTTTTGTGATCGGGACCGCCGGTTTTGTAATCATGGGCGGCTTATTTGTGATCGGCGGGAGGGTCAAGCGTGAGCGGCTGGCCCTCGCGGGTCATGCGCTCAGTGCAGGATTGGAGCACATACGCCTGGATGCTCTGCCCGGCGGCCTTGGCGGCGGCGCGGATGGCATAGCCGACGGCCTTTTGTGGGCGAAGGCTGATGTAGTCGCATTTGGCGTTGTAGGCGTCATTGTTGCGGCGCTTGCTTTCACGTATGGGCACGGTCATTCCTCCTTTTCGTGGTAGTCCGTCAGGTCGATCATGTTGATCGTCGGCGGCGGGGGCGTGAGCTTGTAGAAATGGCCGTTTTCGTAGTGCTGGTCGGTCACGCCGTCGTACCAGCAAATATCCCCGTGGAGCGCCTGCGCGGCCTCCATGCGGGTTTGTGCCTGCTGCTCGGTCAGGCCGTCGAAGGTGAGGCGCTGGCCGTCGGCGAACTGGGCCACGAGACGGTAAGCGGGGAAAATGTCGGCGTTTTGGTCCATGGGAGCCTCCTTTGGATTTGGGTGCATTATAACACGCTTGCGTGTATAAGTCTATGGGTTATTTTGCGTTGGAGCGGGCTTTGATGGCATCGCGGGCCGCGATCAGCAAGGCTAACTCCTGCCGGTTTTCTGTGCGCTGATGGTTTTGGACATAGCGCTCGGCGGTTTTACACAGGTCAGCAAGGTTCATGCCGGGGCGGCCCGCTGCTTCCTGCAAACAGGCTGTCAGATGAAGAATGTGCTTGCGCTCGATCTCCTGCGCGGGTTCGCTTTGATCGCCCGCGATATATGCGCGGGCCTGAGCATCGTTCAGTTTGGATTTCATAAGGCCACTTTCTCCCCGTATGCCCGATAGGACAGGCGTTTTGTTATCCGGCGTAGGCAAGCTGTTCTTTCAGGTGCTCGATCTCGTGCTGCCAGGCCGGGGCCATGGGGCTGTCGGGGAAACGGTCAAGCGCTTCGTAAAGCTCGTCGAGGCGGGTGATGATGGCGTTCTCGCTGGGGATGTTCCATTCCATTTTGTGCTCCTTCTGCCCTCGTGACCTCCGGGGCGGGATTTGGTTTGTTATTCGGTAAGGCCCAGGGCGCGGCGGGCGGCGGCTTCGGCGTTGGGGGTAAGCTGGCGCTGCCATGCGCTGTACCGGGGGGACCAGCGGAAGCCGTTTTGTTTCAGCGCGGAGCGGGTGTCATCGTCGGGCTTTTCGCCAAAGAGGATTTGGAGCCGGTCCGCTTCCAGGTTGCGGACGATCTCACCGCCGGGGAACTTTGTGCCGTCGGCGGGCTGCTCGGCCTGCTGGGCGCGCTTGTCCAGCTCGTCGAGGCGGGCCTGCACGCGCTTGATCTTGCCGCGAAGGCTGGTCAATTCGTAGTCAGGGACGGGAGACTTGACCCAGGGGCAGCGTTCCTTCGTGTCGGCAAAGCTGGCGGTGAGCTTGGCGGCGGCCTCGGCGCTCATGCCGGGGGAGCCGTCGAAGGAGTTGTGCTTGCGGTAGTAGGCGGGCAGGGGCTTGCCTTTG